AAGCCAACTTCATGCTCATACACAACGCCATCAGATTTAACTAAGAACGGCAAGCGGAATACGCCGCGATCTATACCCGCTGTACGATCCATGTCACCAGTAGACCAGATGTTTTCAACGTAATCATATGCAACGTACTTGTCGCATTCATCGCTATCTTGTGATTGATATACCCACCAAATCTCATTCCACTGGCTATTCACCATCGCCTGCACTTTGGATGCTTGGTCATAGTTGATGTTGCTAAAGACTAAATCTGCAACTTCACAGGGTATCTCACGCACCTGACCGCCAGAGTAGATATAGAAACTACGACGACCCATCCAGATCACGCCAGCATCCACAGAAGCGTATGCACCCGCTGCAATCAATCCACACGCCGTGCCGACACGCTCAAAGCCGTACACAAACGGTGGGCCTTGGTATGTCATTGTATGCGCGTCTTGATCTGTCAGGATTAAAGACTGACCGCGTGTGCGCACACCCGCTAAAATCGTGCCATTGGTTTGCAGTTCAATGTCACCAGCTTGGTTTGTCGCAGCCGCTGTCCATGTGTTGTAGTCTTCCTGATCTGACCAAGCCACACGCTTAGAGGATGACTGAGACACGCTGTAATCCGCTGCAACAGCAACCAAAAAGCGTTCTTCTGTTACAAATGCAGCCGTGCAGCCTGTAGGCGCGTTTGTGACTGCTGTAAGATCGTTTGACGTATTCAAGTCCCATGAATAAATAACGCCATCGTCAGATGAGCACGCGATTAGCTCCTCGCCCCAGTTATCTAGCGACCATGTAGTTGCGCGTAAAATAGAACCTAAATCTGGACGCGCTACACCCCAACCAAACAAGCCCCAACCGCCAGAACCCCAGCCAGTGTTGACCGTTGCATTTACGCGGCCTGTTGTAAGCCCACTAGGTGTAATGTCTGCCGTAATGGAGCTTTCCAGCATAGCAGTCACAGTGTCATGCGATCCAAACGCAGCGAACCGCTCACCGTCATTGTCTACCCAACAATGTACGCCGCGAACAACACCGCCTGCATCTACTGGGCTATTGTCAGACTGTGCGCGTGGCCTCCAGCCGCCAATCGGACGTAAGGCATCCTCATGCCAGCGCACTAGGTTTACGTCACGCCAGCGACCCTGAGATTGATACTCTGTGCCGTTTGCGTACTGCCCCTTGGGGATATTTAGCGGGACTAAAGGCATGGCGTATCCTTATGGTTTAGTGGGCCAATCGTCTTCGTTTAGGTGAGGCCAGTTAGCATGTGCAGTAATGTCACGCAGTGCTTGGCGGTAAGCTGTTTGTTCAGCAGTCATAGTTAAGTCAGATGATGCCCACCAATCAGTTTCAGCGATACGTGTGTTTCGTCTATTGCGATTAATTTCTGCTGCTGTATCGTCTAAGCCTTGTTGATATGCAGCTTCTTGTTCAGCTTTAGTACCTAGTTCAGCATCATCTGAGAACATGTCAACGATCTGCCATGCCTGAACCCAGTTGCTGTTGGCATCTTGCACAACACCATTGCGAATAACATGCTGGTACTGACCAACGCCATCTGTAGGCTTTGGTGCGGCAAGCACTGGGTCTACATTTAGTGCGTCAAACGTGTAGCTATTCCACACCTTTGGCATGGACATGTTGGGGTTTTCTTTGCGTAACTGTCCTTGAGATTTAATCTCACCCGTTGTGCGATCACGATATTCAGTCATTAGTTGATACTCCTTTCTGACCTTGGGTTATCATGCGATTGCGTAAAAAACATATGACCCGCTTGATACATTAATCCCTGGAAGCGTCCCAACCTGATTAACTATAAAGCCTGACGATGAGGGATCAATGCTGTCATCTGTTGTGACTTCAGTAGCAGTTGTGTTTAGGCTTAGGTGTGGATCATTTCCTGAAACAATTCCACGCGCACTATCCCACAAATACCAGTCTCTTGAGATATCAGTGCGTTTTATTAAAACAAACCTTGCGCCACTGCTGAAGCCACAATCAATTGTTTGACTTGAGCCGTTTCCTGTATAGCTACCAACCTTACTGATGCCATCAAGTGAGGCAAATAAATACGCCACATAGATATCCCCATTGGCGTTGTTTGCGCCATTTACAAAAAACTGAGTATCTGTTGGGGCAGTGTCATTCCAAAATATATTGTCGCCAAGAGAATCATCCTCATTTAAAACGAGGTAATCTGTCTCTGGATCAGCAGAAACATTTGCGTGATAGACATACCAGTTTCCCGTTGCATTGCGGCTCTTGACCCATATCATTTCAGGCGCAACGCCAAGATTGTGGTTAATTGTTTTGCCAGATGGAGAATATGCACCCGTGTAAGCAACGACATCAAAGAACGAGGGGGCACGTCTCCAAGACCACGCTACATAACTGCCATACCCACTAAAGTTTAGTAGTCCTTGGAACGTAGACGCACCCAGTCTATAGCCATTATTCTGATCAAAATAAAGCTCCTCAACACTACCAGCTTCGTCAATTTCCCCACTGGTGCTTGATGTCGTAAGGTGTTTAGACGGGCCTACAAACCTGCTCCACACTGTAGAGCGTGCGCCACTAGCAGAACTATTTGATCTGTTAGCTACTGTAACTAAATCAACTGGAAAACCTGTATTAATTAGACGATCGGCTGTACTATTTCCTGAATAAACTGTGACATCAAACACATCAGTCGCACTCTCAGGCACAGCCATAGGGCCACGGCGTATGGCTATGTAGATGTATTCGTCATTTGTTCCGTTGACACTTGAACTTGTGGTGTCTAAACGGAACCCATTTGATAAAGGAATTGGCCCTTCACGATTATCACGCTCTTTATTAGCACTGTTTGCTTGTAGTTCTTGGACTGAGCCAGAGCCTGTGGTATTAATAAACATTCCTCGCATAGTATCATACAAATAAGCATTGCTACCAACACCATTTGTACGCCTAATCATTAACCATTGAGGCTCAAACCCAAGGTCAACAGAATTTCCAGCAGCTCCTGTACCAGTATAATATCCACACTTAATAATATCAGCATCACCATTAGGGCCGAACTCACCGTCATCATCGTTGTGGGCGAATAGGTAGGCTACGTATTCCATTCCAGAACCACCAACTTGCTGAGATCCTGTAACCGTAAATTCAGTAGACGTAGGTGCTGTATTATTCCAATAACCTCCAGTTTCCCCAGTGCTCTCATTAAATTGTATGCTATATTGTTCGGGATTAACGCCGCCGTTTAACCCTCTATGATAAGCTCTCCATAAAACATTTCCGTCAGTTCTTTTAATGATTATACATCCGGGGACACTGCCCAAGTTGTGGCTGATTGTTTGTGGTGTTGATCCCGTGCCAGTATAAGTCACCACATCAAAGAACTTAGGGGCTTTGCGGAATGTCCAAGAGACGTAGTCGTTTGAACTCCAGTTTACTAAAAGGCTTCCATCAGTACCCAAACTAAAGCCATCTGTGTTAAAAGATGTCAAACTATTGTTGTTATAACGCTGCTGATCAGATAAATCGGTTGATATGCGGTATCCCGCACCTCTCTCTGTGTCAAAAAGTGTATTATTAAAATCGTATGTGGTAGATGTACGGCCTTTAATCCAAACCATTCCACCTTCCGTAGAAAGATCAATACCGTTAGTTATGCTTCTGTTAGAGGAATTGCCATCATACACGTAAGTGCTGAACACATCCTCAACGTTCAGGGCTTCACCGCCTGCTGCACTTGCCGCCGCTAATTTCTTCCACCCTGACATTATGCAGAACTCCCAATCCAAACACCGTAAAGTGTTGTGCTAATCTTAAATAAAACTATTGTATCCGCTGCCGTGAGCGTAGGCGCACTGTTGCCGCTTGCTGTGATCCAAGTGATCGGAGGCCATATAATGTTGTAAGATGACGCGCTTGTAAGATGAAGCGACATGCTTTCACCCGATGACAAGCTATCTGTAAATGTTGTGTTGGCGCTGATTGTCTTGGTTTGCACTGTGCCGTTATTAGGATCAAGCGCGGTTCCTGTTAAAGCATATACTGTCTCAACAACTGCATTAGAAAACTTAACATCGCCGTTTGCGTCAGCAGTAACCGCCTTGCTGGCTTCCGATGTGCCAAGCGTTGTGATGTCGTTGTAGTTCAATTCGGCAGTCGTTGCAGTTACGCCGTCAAGGATATTTACTTCTGCCGTTGTGACAGTAGCACCATCTAGAATGTTTAACTCCGCTGCCGATGCTGTAATCCCCAGCGTAGTAAGCGTTGTCGCGTCAATAATTGCCCTGACGTTCGCCGCAGCGCCAGAGCCATCGCAGTAGATAATACCAGTTGATCCATTGGCTACAGTGACATTATCGCCAGTGCCTTGCGTGAACGTGCAGTCGTATCCGCTGTTATTATCTACAAGGTAAAACTTAGTTGCATCGTTTGGACTTACGGTGATCGTGCAATCCTCTGTCGCGCCAGATAGCACAAGAACTTTATACATCCCGTCATCCAAGCTGTCGCCTGTCGTACCGTCTGTTGTGCTTAGAGTGTGCGCCGCCGCAGAGGATGATAAGTCAATCGTGCCAACGCCAGATGCTGCACGGTCTAAGATGTCAAAGTTACGGTTTGTAATCTGACCCCATGTATCTGTTTTTTCACCGTCAGCGATCTTTTCAACCGCGTTATTGAGTGTCCAAGTGCTTGCCATATCAAATTCCTTTGCTTATCGGCATCTTACCGCTTTTATGCCGCAGCGTCTACGGATAGTACGCCGTACCATGTTGTGCCGCCATCTCTTGTCCAGAAAACGTAAATGTCAGTCTCACCACTTGCAGGTGCATCTGGTGCAGTACCACCCGCCCAA